TTAGGCGTTTATGGGGATTATTTTTTTGTCTGACTGCATTTTGACTGCATCAGACTTGTAGTACTGTTCGAGTTTATCTATTTTTACATCTACGTATCCGAAATGGGTATATGTATCCAGTGTGGTTTTTATATCTTTATGCCCAAGAAGATACTGAGCTGTTTTAATATCAATACCTGCTTTATATAGATCAGACGCATATGTGTGTCTGAATATATGAGGGGTTATGTCATCAGCGAGTACGCCGCCATTCTTGCTCTTGAGCTTGCTAAGTAATTTAAGCCAGCGTTTTCTAAAAGTTGAAGTCCCTATATAATTACCATATTCTGAAAGAAATAAAATGCCAACACGGTTTCTACAATATTCTTTTATAACCGGGAGAAGGTCATGTGTGATCGGAAGAAAACGTGTTCCAGCATCAGTTTTAGTATTGTCTTGCAGTATTTCCGAACTGGTAGAAGCCTTGGAAAGTACTAATGTTTTATTTACTGTTATGCGCATTTTGTCAAAATCTATATCGCTTACGTTGAGAGCCAGGGCTTCACTCCTACGCATTCCAGTATATAGTAATAGTGTAGTAAAACACTTTTCAAATTCGTCAAGTTCAGTACTTTCAATAAGGTGACGTTCTTCTATTGTCAATGCTCTCTTATTACTTTTTTTGGTTATCCGTTTCATGCCGAATGTAGGATTCTTGGATATTAAGTTTAGACTGATAGCATAATCGAATATCGCTCGTGCATTGCTCAGGGCTTTATTGTATTTATCTATCTGGTTCTTTGATATTAGATCAGAGCGAATTTGCTCAATATGGGACCGTTTAATATCATATACATATAAATCACCAAGATAGTGATTTAAGCCCTTTATTTGGCTGCTTATGTTATTGTAAGACTGATCTTTGACCTCTCCCTTCTTTGTGTTCACGAGCCATAGTTCGGATAGTTTTCTAAAGATCATTTTTTCGTTTTCGATAAGTTTTCCGGATTCCTTAAGATCCATAAATTCTCTGTACTTTTTATCTAATTCTTTGAGTGTTGCGGCATAAATGGTTTTCCGATGTGGTTTTCCTTCTTTGTAGCCAATGGTAATCTGTTTGGCATATCTGCCATCTGATCGTTTCTTTGCTTTAATCATTATGAAACCTCCTTATTTTTGGGTATAAAAAATACACCCTAGCAAATCTCCAGGATGTATGATACAATTTATACGATTGGTTGTATCTGACACCCTTGTGGTTGATAGGTTACATCTATATAAATCCGTTCGGTGTGTCCAGCACCGGGCGGTTTTTATTGCATTTTATAAATATTAAATGTAGGATCAAATGTAAATAGATAGTCACCGAATTGTTGTGCACAACCATAAATACACCGATACGCATCAATGGCTGACTGCAAAAAAGATTCTGTAACTTCTAAAAACTCCGCTATTTCATAGACGTTTCTACATCCGTATTTTTTAGCCAATATCAGTTTTTCAGGTGTAACAAGCTGTTGGTATGCAAAAAGCCGGGCTTTTAATTCCTGTTTTCGATTTTCCTCTATAGCCTGGTCAAATATATTTCCAGTGGTCGTATAAAAATGTCCGATTTCCTCTGCAGTTACACAGCCTTTTTCTATAGAGGTATTAATATCTTTCCGGATGGCAATTTTATTCCCCTTGATCCTCCCGTCGCTACCTTGAAGAGGCTTCTCTTTAACTATAATTCCAATATTATCAGCTTTCACTAATAATTTCTCATAAGTATTCAAGTAATCCACCACCTAATTAAAAATTGTCATCATTCATGATATCGTCATCAGCTTTGTGCATTTCAGCCGTTACTTCTATATCAGTACGTTCATGAGCAGCATTAAGAAGATCATCTTGTTCAGCATCTAATCTTTGTATGCTTAGAAGATTTTCCACGTAACTTACAGTCTTTTTCTTATTTTTATCATTCAATAAGATGAAAGATTGTAAAAATTGTTTTTCGTTAGTCTCTCTCTTATTATCCTCCTTAACAGCTTTTAGAAAATCTAAATATCCCTTAGGAGATCCGGACCACCACGTTGGAATATCAATATCCATATTATCATAGTCATCAGGATCATCTTCCCACCCCATCAGATATCCAGGAGTTGTTTTTAATATATCAGCTAACCTTTCTAAAACATTGGCCGGAACTTTTTCTATACTCCCATTTTCATATCTGAATATAGTAGATCTCGAAACTCCTAAATCAATAGCTACGTCATCGGCGCTTAATTCTAATTCTTTGCGACGATCCCTTATCCTTTGGCCTGTAGTTAACATATGGTCACCTCCGTTTTAAATTATAATAGCATATATGATGCAAAAATGCAACATATAAAATAGCGTTTATGCAATTTTTGTATTGACTTATAGATCTTTCGGTTGTATTATATACACATGGAGTTGCAAAAACGCTACAACAGAAAGGAGGAATGGATTATGAATGTTCAGATGTTGAAAGGGAAGATAGTGGAGGCATGTACAACCCAGGAAGCAATTGCTGATACAATAGGAATGAATAGGAGTACTTTTTATAGGAAAATGAAAAACATGGGAAATACATTTACGGTAGAGCAGATGAAAAAGATGGTTGATGTAATTCCTTTAAGTACTGAAGATGCCATTAATATTTTTTTTAAATAAAGTCGCATTATTGCTACAAAAAGAAATATATGAATTATGAAAGGATGAAAAGCGATGAGGCAGAAAAGAAAAACCGTATGGGCTTATCTTTATGGAAAAAGGCTTGTAGACGTAGTTCAGGCAGCATTAGACAATAATGTGACGGTCGCAGACCTTAAGGAAAAACTTATAAGAGAGAATCCCGGTCACGATGTTACATTTAAAGTGCAGTAAGAAGGGAGGACACATGATGAAAGTAGAAAATTGGAACGGTTATGACATCCGATTCGTTGAGAAAGACAGCGAGTGGTGGGCGGTTGCCGCTGATGTGTGCACCGCACTGGATATTAAAAATGTATCTCTGGCAGTCAATGGAAATAACACCAGAAGAAAGCAGAAAAATGGAAGCAAAGGTCTAAATGAATCTCAAAAGGGTATATGCGAAGTAAATACCCCGGGTGGCAAACAAGATATGCTTGTGATAAGTGAATCGGGAATTTTTAAATTAGTTTTCAAAAGCCATAAGAAAGAAGCAGAAGAATTTCAAGACTGGGTTTATGAAATATTAAAAGAACTCCGCCGGTCAGCAGGATTAGAAGGATTCCAGATCTTCCGTATGTTGGATAAAGAACACCAAAGAGAAGCAATGTCGAAACTCTGTTACACATTAAAGAAACCGGTCAGGGTGGATTTCATAAAAGCCAATGTCATAGCCAATAAAGCAGTATCCACAAAGTATGGTCATCCCAAAATGGTTAAGAAAGCTGATATGACACCGGAAATGCTGGCTGACCGTCAGGAGCTATTGGACGATACAGTTGATTTAATGGCAGTCAAAGAAAAGTTCAACCTTAATATTTCAGTATCAGATGAAGTATATAAGATGGTGGATAACAGCAATAGGCAGGTTGGATAAGAAAGGAGAACAGATGAACATTTATATTATCGAATCAAATCAGCAAAAAGGTGTATTACCTTACAACTATTTCAAAAGGAAGTGTGAGTGTTACGTAACGGAACTTGAAGCGAAGTACAAATGCAAGTTTTGGTGTATGCATTCTGAGTGTAATAGAATAGCGCGGGAGACATATGCCAAAAAGACCAGCAGACAGGCAAACATAACAAGTTTGGTATACACCATTGATGAAGCAGATGAATTATTTGAATTATTTAAAATTTATGCGAATGTCTGGGCGTATCAAATATGTGGATAAAAGGAGGAAATGCAAATGAATGGTAATGATTTATTTAATGTTATTGAAAGTGGAACACCGGTGCGCTTTTATGGACCAGGGTTAGGAAAGTCTACTATATGTAGAAGGTTACGGGAATTAGGATATGAGAATGTGTCCGAATGCGGGGATGACGATATCTGCGATGGTCAGGGATGTATGTCTGTACCCAAAGACTTTTCAGGGATGCTGGTATATTTTGAAGACAACCCGGGAAAGGTCAATCTACCGGAACTGATGAAGATTATTGGGTTAGAAATAGAAGAAGTGCAAAAAGATTTTGTGTTACATGAAATCAGCTTATGCAAGGATGAATTGGAAGTCATCAAAGATTGCATGGTAACTAAAATTACAGAACACGTAGGAGAAGCTGGATATGAATTCGTACAGATAGTATTTTATGATTCTCAAAATGATTGCAATATAATTTTATCGATAAGCGAAAATGGTGCAGTTCATATATCAGATCCAGTGTAAGGAGGGGCAACAATGTGTGAAATAAATGAACTTAAAAAACAAGTTGAAGAGCTTAAAATTATAGCTAGTGTTCTTGAATTAAAAATCAAACCGACTGAGGTATACCAGATAAAAGATGTAATGGAGATATATGGGATTAGTAGATCAGCAGCGTGCAGATTGTTTCATAAAGAAGGCTTTCCATCGTATCAAGTTGGAGTTCTGTGGTTTGTAAATGCGCAAGAAATGGTGGATTATCTAAAAAAAGAAAGTGAAGTCAACAAAGGGTAGGTGATAACAATGATATGGATAGAAGATGTTAAGGAAATAAAAGAATCCCAGGAAGCGGCAACTTCTAAGGATTCAAGTAACTAAAAACTATTATTCACCCTCTATTATAAGGGGTTACAGGAGGACAGTCAATATGAACAATAAAATTTTAGAGCTGGCGGTAAAAAGAGTTGAAGAAATAGAGATTCAAAGGGAGGCAATAGATAATTGTCAAAATATTCTAAGCGATTTGAAGCGTTACGGAGTTGAAGCGTTAAGTATTAAATCACCGGACGGTTTAAGTTCCATTTCCTATTTAAAAGATTGTTGTTTAGATCCAGGACAAAGGGACCTGATTTCACAGTTATTCACATCGATATTAAATAGTCGTATGGCAGATGCAGAAAAGGAACTTGAAAAGCTACTCGATACGGGTAAACCATATGATGCAGGTGAGCTACGGGATCTGCTTCGTGTGGAACCGATAAAAATAGATATTAAAGGCATGAAGGTAATATCGAAGATCTAATATGGGGAGGACATTATGAATTTTTTAGAAAAGATCAGATTAGGGCAGGAAGAAATAGACTCGCGTTATGATATGAGCATATTTCAAATGAATGAAATTAAAAACGGGTCACCTGGAATATGCGATATGATAAGTTATTCCTTTCGTTACGGATATATGCAGGGAACAAAAGCAGAGCGGAGCCACCGAAAAACCATTACAAAGCCTATCCATAAGAATGATTATCGTAGGGCCATAGCGGGAAATGCGGATAAGATCAAAAATGTTTTTCACCTGAAGACGCTTCACCGTTTATCCGAAGAGTTTGCAAATGATGAAGTGATGGAGCAGAACGGATTTTATAAATACTCAATAGTCAACAAACTGACAAACGGCGACTTGTCAGACAGTGAAATATTGTCTGTGCACTATCTTATTAGTGGCATTTTGTCGAGGAAAGGGAGGAAAGGTTAATGACTGCAGATACGAGTTATTCTGTCAAAGAAATGTCAGAAGAGGATTATAGAAGGTATATCAAAATTATGGTTAATAAAATAACGGATATTTCGAATTTACGGCAACTGTATGTGATCACTCACAGGAAATTCATCGGAGGAAAAGCATGAGTAAAATAGATTTCCAAATTGTAAAGACATTAATAATTTTCCCGGCGGATGGGGAATGGCGCAAAGAATTAAATCTAGTCAAATGGGATGGACGCGAAGCCAAATATGATTTAAGAGGTTGGAACGCAGATCATACCAAGATGACTAAAGGAACCACATTAACCGAAGAAGAACTGCAGTTCTTAAAAGCAAATTTATAGGAGGATTGGATTAATGAAAATAGGAGTGGAATTTACAAGTATTGAGGAAATGTTAGGCTTTGCAAAAAGTATTGTAAGTCTGGAAGGATTAGAGGTCACGGAGACGGCGGAGACCATTCAAGAGAAAGTTAACTCGGAGAATGTACCACGGCCGGAGCCTGCACGGCAACCACAACCGGCACCACAGCCAGAGCCGGTACCCGCGCCGCAACAATCCGTACAGCCCGCAGCACAGGCTGTTCAGACAACATCTACAGCGTATACACTGGATGACCTGGCGAGGGCTGCTATGACTTTAATGGATGCCGGTAAACAGCTGCAGTTACAGCAACTCCTAGCACAGCACGGGGTTGAGGCTCTTCCCCAGTTACCATTAGAACAGTACGGAACTTTTGCCACAGAACTAAGGGGATTGGGGGCACAGATATAATGAATCATTCTGAAAGGGCACATGCGCTTTTAAGTGCGTCAGGTGCACACAGGTGGATACATTGTCCTCCGAGTGCATTATTGGAACAGCAGTTTCCGGATACGACATCGGAAGCTGCGGAGGAAGGTACGCTTGCGCATGAACTTGCGGAGCTTAAGGTTAGAAACTATTTTTACACAGTTGATTTCGGTAAACGCAAGCTAAGCAATGCGATAAAGAAACTTAAGGAAAATGAATTGTGGAATGACGAGATGATGGGTTATACAGATGAATATCTAGATTATATAAAGTCAACTGCTTTGAAACTATCATCAGCCCCCTATGTAGCAATTGAAAAACGTGTGGACTTTAGTGCATACGTACCGGAAGGATTTGGTACAGCAGACTGTATTCTGTTATGTGGAGATACAATGTACGTGATTGATTTTAAGTATGGTAAAAGCCCGGACGGGAGAGTATCTGCAGAAGGAAATCCACAGCTGTCACTTTATGCCCTTGGTGCTTGTGAAGCCTATAAAATGCTGTACCTGATTAAAAAAGTAAAATTGGTCATTGTTCAACCAAGACTTTCTGATGGGGTTTCGGAGTGGGAGTGTTCTATTGAAGAACTGCTTTCATTTGGGGAGTTCGTGAAGGCACGTGCTGCACTTGCAATAAAAGGAGAGGGTGAATATCTTCCCACACCAAGGACCTGCAAATGGTGCAGGGCGCGAGGGCAGTGTCGGGCAAGGGCTGAAGAAAATGTAAAACTGGCATTTATGACAGATAAAAAGCCACCATTAATCAGCAATGATGAGGTTGGTCAGTATTTGTCACAGGGTGAAGATGTTGCCAAATGGCTGAAGGATCTGCAGGATTATGCATTGTCAGAATGCCTTGCAGGGAAAGATGTCCCAGGGTGGAAAGCAGTTGAGGGAAGAGGATCACGTGATTGGACAGATATGGATCAGGCTTTTGAGAAACTCGAAAAGACGGGGATAGCTGATACCGTAATGCTGTACGAAAGGAAACCACTTACACTTGCACAGGTAGAAAAGTTGGTGGGCAAGAAAGATTTTATAGACACTGTTGGAGAATTCGTGGTTAAAAATCCAGGAAAACCAACACTTGCGAAAGAAACAGATAAACGAGAACCAATAACAAACATAATAAGCGCAAAAGACGCATTCAAGGAGGAAATATAACATGGAAAATTTAACAAATGTAACAACAGGAAAGGTAAGATTATCATTTGTACATTTATTTAAACCATACGCATTTACACCGGGGCAGGAAGAAAAATTCAGTTGTACAGTTTTAGTACCAAAGACAGATACAGACACTATGGCACGCATTAACGCAGCCATTGAAGCAGCAAAGGCAAAGGGAGTATCAGATAAATGGGGCGGTGTGCAGCCACCTGTGATCCCTACCCCAGTGCATGATGGGGATGGAGTAAAACCATCTGATGGAATGCCATTTGGACCCGAGTGTAAAGGGCACTGGGTATTTACCGCCAGTGCAAAAGCAGATTATCCACCTGAAATCGTTGATCTCCAGGGCAATCCGATTATTAACCAGTCTGAGATTTATAGTGGTGTTTATGCCCGTGTAAATGTAACATTCTTTCCATATGCATTTGGAGGAAAGAAAGGAATTGGGTGCGGACTTGGCCCGGTGCAGAAGTATGCAGACGGGGAAGCCCTGGGAGGAAGTGCACCATCCGCATCACAGGCTTTTGGATCTCAGCCGGCACAGAATGCGCCTGTAGGGCAGGGATATACCCAGTCATATCAGACACAGGGTTTTACGAATGTAACCCAAGGTATGCCACAGGCACAACCTGCTATTAATCCTATAACCGGTTTACCAATGTAAATATAAAAGGGGCGTGAGCCCCTTTTATAGACAGGAAGGAAATATGCATATGAAACATCATCTTTCAATTGATATAGAGACGAAAAGCAGTATTGATATTGGAAAAGCCGGTTCGTATCGTTATGCACAATCAGAAGATTTTGAAATCCTTTTATTTGCATATCAGTGGGATGACTCAGAAGTTAAAATAGTGGATCTTGCAGAAGGGGGGCAGATTCCCGAGAAGATTATCACCGCGCTTTCTAATCCTGATGTAGTGAAACATGCATACAATGCAGCTTTTGAGTGGTACTGCTTGAACAGGGCAGGGTATTTAACACCTATTGAACAGTGGAAATGCACCATGTTCCATGGTCTGTATTGTGGGTATACTGCCGGGCTGGATGCTACCGGAAGAGCGATCGGTCTGCCGCAGGATAAACAGAAACTTACAACCGGAAAGGCACTGATACGGTACTTTTGTGTACCATGTAAAGCAACAAAAAGCAATGGGGGTAGAACATGGAACCTTCCAAAACATGCTCCGGATAAATGGGAATTATTTAAAGAGTATTGTATTCAGGATGTGGTTACAGAGCGGGCGATCCTGAAACGCCTTAACCAGTTCCCTGTCCCGGATGAAGAAGAAAAGCTCTGGCAGATGGACATTAAAATGAATGCTTTCGGAGTAAAAGCAGACAGAGAATTAATTGACGGGGCGCTCTATATAGACAATGTTAGTGCACAAAATTTGACTGAGGAAGCAATAAAAATAACCGGGCTTTCAAATCCAAAAAGCCCGAAACAGCTGACAGAGTGGCTGGAACAAAAAGCAGGTGAAATAATACCAAATCTGCAGAAAGCAACTGTGGAAGAACTTTTATTAAAGGACTATCCGGCAAATGTAAAAAGAGTATTGGAAATCAGGCAACAGCTTGGGAAAACAAGTATTGGCAAGTACGTAACCATGGATACCGCAATGGGGGAAGGGGAGCGCATAAGAGGGCTGACACAGTTCTACGGGGCAAACAGAACCGGGAGATGGGCAGGCAGACTGGTACAGCTGCAAAACCTGCCGAGAAATTATCTTAAAACACTGGATTATGCGAGGGAGACTGTGAAGAAGAAAAATTATTCCGGGATCAAACTTCTGTATGGAAACGTACCAGATACCTTATCACAATTGATCCGAACCGCTTTTATACCATCGAAAGGAAACAAATTCGTGGTAGCAGACTTTAGCGCCATAGAAGCCCGTGTGATCGCCTGGCTGGCAGGTGAACAATGGGTAAATGAAGTATTTGCCACACACGGCAGGATCTACGAAGCAACCGCAAGCCAGATGTTCCACGTTCCAATTGAGAAGATTACGAAGGGAAATCCAGAATACAGTTTAAGACAGAAAGGGAAAGTTGCAACTCTTGCGTTAGGGTACCAGGGGGGCTCAAATGCATTGATCGCAATGGGAGCACTCAATATGGGACTCACAGAAGATGAACTTCCGGATATTGTTCAGAGGTGGAGACAGGCAAACAGGCGGATCGTAGACTTGTGGTATTCCGTGGAGCAGGCTGCACTTGCGGCCATGAATACCGCGCAGCCGCAGGCGATACGAGGACTAATATTTGCCCTTGAAGGTGATTTGATTTATGGGCAGTCTTTTTTAACGGTGCAGCTCCCTTCCGGAAGAAAGCTATTCTATCCGAAACCATTTCTACAGGAGAATCAGTTTGGAAAAATGGCTGTTCACTACTATACAGTAGGACAGCAGACAAAAAAATGGGAAGTAACCGGGACTTATGGGGGTAAGATGACAGAAAACATTATCCAGGCGATTGCCAGGGACTGTCTGGCGGTAACGTTGCAGAGAATAGATGCACTTGGATTACAGGTGGTTTTCCATGTGCATGACGAGGTCATCATTGATGCACCAAAGGAAGTATCTGTGGAACAGATATGTGACCTCATGGCAGAGCCAATAACATGGGCACCGGGCCTGATCCTGAAAGGCGCGGGATTCGAAAGCAGTTATTATATGAAAGATTAAACGGAAGGAGGGGACTCATATTGCAGAATAACCGAAAGCTGCTAATCAGTACCGGAGGAAGCAGGAAAGCTACTTATTGGCCAAAAAGTGAAATCATGTGGACTGAGTTTGTGGAAAAACTAAAAGTTCCCGTCCGTAGCCCGGAAACCATGGACGAATACTTCGCGATGCCAAAAGCAAAACAGGATGATCTTAAAGATGTGGGAGGTTTTGTTGGGGGAACCTTTGTGGGAGACCGCAGAAAAGCTTCCAATGTAGAAGGAAGAGACCTGATAACCCTGGATCTGGATAATATTCCGGCTGGGCAAACCGGGGATATTTTGAAAAGGGTAAGCGGTTTAGGATGTGCCACAGTAGTTTACAGTACACGCAAGCATACAGATTATGCACCCAGATTAAGGGTAATTATTCCCCTTGACAGGGCATCGACAGCGGATGAATATGAACCGGCTGCAAGGAAACTAGCAAGTCTTGTTGGTGTTGAATTTTGCGATCCTACTACTTTTGAAGCGTCCAGGCTGATGTATTGGCCAAGTATATGCTGCGACGGTCAGTATGTTTGTGAAATATATGACAATTCTTTCTGCAGTCTTGATGCACTTCTGGGAATGTACGAAGACTGGCATGACGTTGCCAAATGGCCGCAGGTGCCAGGGACAGATGCTATAGAACGGCGCAGGCTGGCGAAGCAGGAGGATCCAACAGGAAAACGAGGGGTTATCGGAGCATTCTGCCGCACGTATAGCATTACACAGGCAATGGATAAATTTATACCGGGTATGTATGAAGAAACTGAAATGCCCGGCAGATATACCTATACAGGAGGTTCCACAGTGGGTGGAGCGGTTGTATATGACGGAGATTTATTTTTATATTCCCATCATGCTACAGATCCATGTTCCGGGCTTCTGGTGAATGCATTTGATCTGATACGTCTGCACATGTACGGGGACGTGGATAATGGTGCAAAGGAAGGAACACCGGTTAATAAATTGCCGTCTTTTGTGGCAATGAGTAAGCTAGCTATGTCTGATAAGCTGGTATCAGATCTGATGGCCAAGGAACGGTTTGAGAAAGCTCAGGAGGCTTTCTCTACACCTGGCAATGAACCGGATACCCATGAACCGGATCTTAGTTGGATCAACCGATTAACCGTTGATGGAAACAATAAATTTGAAAAAACAATCAATAATGTTGTGATTATATTGGAAAATGACCCTTTGTTAAAAGGGAAGATTGTAACAGATGAATTTGCAAGTTGCGGCATGATATTAGGCACGCTTCCGTGGAATGAATCAAATGGCAGGCGGCGATGGAAGGACGAAGATGACGCAGGATTTTACCGATACATGGAAACTTTTTATGGTATTTCTTCTGGGGACAAACTGGATAAAGGACTTTTAATTGTAAGCAGTCAAAATAAAATAAATGATGTTAAACGGTATTTACAAGGGCTTAAATGGGACGGAATAAAACGGCTGGATACCTTGTTGCCTGATTATTTAGGCGCAGAGGATAACGACTATACGAGAGCGGTAATGCGGAAGTCATTGTGTGCAGCCGTAGCCAGGGGAATTATTGGCGGGGTTAAATATGATTACATGCCGATATTTACGGGACCACAGGGAATCGGAAAAAGTACCTTTTTATCAATTTTAGGAAAGGACTGGTTTTCTGACAGCCTTACAACGTTCGAAGGAAAAGATGCGGCGGAGCTGATACAAGGGACATGGATTAATGAAGTAGGGGAACTAACAGCTATGTCAAAGCAGGAGACGAATGCGGTAAAACAGTTTTTAAGTAAACGTGAAGATATTTATCGGGCAGCATATGGGAGGCGCACAGATAAGTATCCCAGGCACTGTGTATTCTTTGGCACTTCGAATGAGGATGATTTCTTAAAAGATGTAACAGGGAACCGGAGGTTTTGGCCGGTGGACGTTGGTGTCTATGAAGCTAAAAAATCTGTTTGGGAATTATTACCGCGAGAGGTAGACCAGGTCTGGGCGGAAGCATATGCCTACTGGATGCTTGGAGAATCATTATATTTATCAAAGGAACTGGAAGCAATGGCAGCTGAACAGCAGGAAAGCCATAGAGAGGCATCCGGAAAAGAGGGAATTATCCGGGAGTTTTTAGAAAAGAAAATACCTTCTAACTGGGACCAGATGACCATTCAAGCAAGGAAAATGTTTCTTAATGGGCAAACCAGAGTACCGGACGAAATCGTTCTTGTGGAGCGGGATAAAGTGTGTGCTGTGGAAATATTTGTGGAATGCTTTGGAGGAAATCCAGGTTATATGAAAAGAAATGACAGCACAGAGATTAACAACGCACTACTGAGCTTAAAAGGCTGGTATCGGAACAAGGATAAACGCAGATACGGTCCATACGGTGCACAGAGAGGTTTTGAAAGAGCGTGCCAAAAGGTGTACCCAAAGATGTGACCAAAGTCGTGTTAGTCTTGGGTACACCGTGATAAACATTGGGTACGGGAAGTGTACCCAATGTACCCATAAAATTTATGAATGGGTACATACTTTGGGAACACTTAAAACCCCATAAATACTAGGAATTATAATATATGTACCCAATGTACCCAAAGTTATAAAGGAAATTATATAAATAGGTATATTAGGTAGTATAGCGTATTACCTAATACACCTAATGCGACACATCATATACGTGTGTAAGACGTTTGGGTACAGAAGGTTTTAAGGAGGTAAGCAGATGTTAGAAAAGGATATAGAAAAGATATTAGTCACCAGTGTTAAAAAGCTGGGAGGTCTGGCGTACAAATGGGTGAGCCCGGGTAACAGCGGGGTTCCGGACAGAATAGTGGTTCTGCCTAACAGGCAACCCGTATTCGTAGAACTGAAAACAGATACCGGGAAATTAAGTGCCCTGCAAAGAGTACAATGCGACCGGTTGATAAAACTAGGGCAGCCGGTAGAAATCATATATGGATTAAATGACTTAGCACAGTATTTTCGGGGACTGGGATATGAAGAAGTAAGCAAAGCAATTGAACGCAAATTGTAAAATTATGATCGGACAGAGGAGGTGATGCCCTATGATATTCAAGCCACATGCCTATCAGGAACACTGTATCAACAAGATAATTGAAGTGAAGAAATTAGGCCTGTTTCTTGATATGGGTTAAGGTTTAGGAAAAACAATTACCACATTGACAGCAGTAAAAGAACTTAAGTATAACCGTTTTCAAGTCAGAAAGGTCTTGGTTATTGCACCTAAGAAAGTAGCAGAAGGTACCTGGACAAAGGAAAAGGATAAATGGCAGCATACACAGATGCTGCGGGTATCCCCTGTACTTGGAAGTCAGATGAAGCGAATACGGGCCATTAACACACCGGCAGATATTTATATTATTAATCGGGAAAATGTTGTATGGCTGGTGGACTACTACCGTAATGACTGGCCGTTTGATATGGTAGTCATTGATGAATCCAGCAGCTTTAAAAGCCACAAAGCGAAGAGGTTCAAAGCCCTGGCAAGCGTAACCGGAAAAATAAACAGAGTCGTAGAACTTACCGGTACACCCTCACCAAATGGACTGGATGATTTATGGGCACAGATTTTTCTATTAGATGGTGGAGCACGACTGGGTGCTAAGTATACACAGTTCCGGGAGCGTTATTTTGATCCAGGGGATAGGGGAAACAACATCGTGTATAACTATAAGGCGAAGCCAGGAAGTGAAAACAGCATACTGGAAAAGATTTCAGATATCTGTATTTCCATGAAAACTGAAGATTATTTACAGCTGCCAGACGTTACCTACCATGAGATACCAGTTGTACTGGATGCAAAGTCCCAAAAAGCTTATGACGAATTAGAGTGGAAAATGGTACTGGAACTTCCGGATGATGAGGATATAAGCGTTACAAGTGCGGCAGCGTTAAGCAATAAATTGCTGCAGCTTGGAAACGGTGCGATTTATGATGAGGATCATAATGTCCACGAGATCCACAACTGTAAAATAGAGGCATTTATGGAACTTATAGAATCCCTGCAGGGAAAACCCGCTTTGGTGTTCTATAACTTCAAACATGACCGCATGAGGTTATTAAAGGCGCTAAAGAATACAGGTCTTAGAATTAGAGAATTAAAAACGACCCAGGATGAGGATGATTGGAACCGCCGGGAAATTGATATTCTCCTTACACATCCGGCCAGCAGTGCTTATGGGTTAAATCTTCAGAATGGAGGGAACCATGTCATATGGTTCGGGCTAACATGGAACTATGAACTGTACACACAGGCAAACAAGCGCCTACACCGACAAGGCCAGACTGAGAAAGTAATCATTCATCATCTAATTTGTGAGGGCACACGTGATGAGGACGTAATGCAGGCGCTGTCAAGAAAAGAGGATATACAGAACTGGGTAATGCAAAGCTTAAAGGCAAGGATTAGAAAAATAAAAGGGGGATCCTGATGAAGTTATTAATTAGATATCCCAGAGGACGAATGGATATAGACTTAAATTTGTTTTTTCCAACTAATCAAAAGAATGCTAAAAAGCCGTTCAGGCTGATCGTGGAGTATTATGACCAGCCCGAGAAGGTAAAAGAATGGATGGAGTGTAGGATCAAACGTTATCGTAAAGTAGAAAAGCAGGAAAAAGCAGCGATGCAGATGGAAAAGCAGCTTCGGATCTTATCAAATATGATAAACGGGGGATAAAACTATGAATGAACCAAAATATGAAACATGCAGACACGCAATAAGCGCAGGAGAGATGGCAATATACGTACATCCAACTTGTAAACGGGCAAATATGATTTTGGGGACGCTGGTGAGCAGCAAGAAGCGGTGTGAACGGTGCCGGAGTTGGAAAGGGAAAAGGGATTAGGAATGAAAGAGCTTATATTTATGTTTTTTGCTATATGCTGGATTATATCGGCAGTCGCGTGGACTATATGTTTGATTTATGCAATTAAAACACACGAAATAATTCCTATGTTGATAGCTTTATTATTTGTGCAAGTTTTTAATGTTGGGATATTGATTACAAGGTTATTATATCCAAATTTAAGGAGTGTAAAAATGAAATATTATGTTTCGGCAAAAACAGATAGAGGATTTGTAGGATGTATATTATCCGTGAAACGTCAATTAAATTCTGTTGAAGGAATTAAAGCAGTAATGGAACATTTAGAAAGAGAGGGTCATCATAATCCTGTAATACTGTTTTTTCAACAATTAAATGAATAAAACTGAAATTTAAGAAAGGAAAATGAATGAAAAGAGAAAGTAGAACAGCGGCAATAAGGCACTTAGATAGTGCCAGGCAGGATAAAGCCATGTTTGCGGATATTCCGGATGGGGCATGGTGGCATTTTAGACATATACCATATCAAAGGAGGGGTGGGCTTGGACAAGAAAACATTAGAAGACTACAAGAAGTTAGATCAGGACATAAAAGCCCTGGAGAATCGGATCCACAACCTGCGGAGCATGACAGCAAACTATGAATATGGATCTGCAAAGGGATCTAATCCGGAATTTCCATACCAGCCCATGACATTTCATGTGTCTGGCTACAATATCTTAGATGACGAGAAGAAGCGGATCCGGATCAGGAACTTGGAAATAAAGTTAGAGAAACAGAAAAAAGCATCTGAAGAGAAGCGGATAGCGGTAGAAGAGTTTATTTCAGGAATAGAAGACACCACTTTACGATTGATCTTCACTTATTTATTTGTGGACGGGATGAATCAGGAAGAAGTGGGGAAAAGACTTTGTATGGACAGAAGCCGGGTGAGCAGAAAAGTTGATAATTATTTAAAACGCACACAAAGCACAAAATAACGTGATATAATAGATATTGTAGAAGTAGGTTCAAAGAACCCACTTGGAACTAATAGGTACAGCTCATCTATTTGTTCATTGAAAAGTTCTCCCAAACACATACGATTACCGGGTGTCAAAGCCCGGTAATTGAATCTCCGGGTAAAATCCGGAACACATAGTAAATCCCTGCAGGGCGGGGATGAATAGGCATCTGCTTAGGCGGGTGTCTTTTTGTTAATAACTTGATTTAGAAAGAAGGTGAGCCTGAATGGCAAAAGGTAAATATCAAGAATGGTTACAGCCGGAAGGCTTGCTGAAAATAGAAGGATGGGCAAGAGACGGGCTTGTAGAGGAACAGATAGCCGCAAATATGGGAATTGGGTATTCCACTTTACAATCATGGAAAACAAAGTATCAAGATATTCAAGACACCCTAAAAAAGGGAAAGGAAATAATTGATCGAAAAGTGGAGAATGCGCTTTTGAAGCGTGCACTTGGATATTCTTATACGGAAAACAAGTATATCAGTGTACCAATGGAGCAGGTAGAATATTCGGATAAGCTGCACGAGTACATGAACAGATACAGACTTAATCACCCGGATGCCACGGACGATGAACTTATGCTTGTTCAGGAACAATTTCCAAAAACCAAAGAGATACTGGCGGAACGTAAGACGAAAGAGGTTGTTCCAGATACTACAGCACAGATATTCTGGCTTAAGAACAGGAAACCTCATGAGTGGAGGGATAAGCAGGATATAGAGCACAGCGGAGGCATATCCATTAATAATCCATTTGAGGGACTTACTACAGAAGAACTAAAGAAGCTGATACATGATGGATAGCAAGCTAATACAGTTAGGGGCTAAGATAGAACTTGCAAGGCGTGAGTTCTTTTTTTATTGCAAACTAAAAGCGCCAGACTTTTATAAGGCCGATAGGGAATATCTCATTGAACTGTGCACAGAATTCCAGAACTTTTATGAGAGTGAAGAGCAGGTATTAATAATAAATGAACCGCCCAGACACGGCAAAAGCCGTACAGCTGGATTATTTGTAGAGTGGGTGTTGGGGAGAAACCAGAAAGAAAAAATAATGACTGGTTCTTACAACGAAACACTTTCAACCATGTTTTCTAAGAATGTCCGAAATGACATAATGGAGGAAAAGGCGGATATTTACAAACCGGTTTTCTCAGATGTATTTCCGGGAGTATACATAAAGCGCGGTGACGGTGCGATGAATTTATGGAGCTTGGAAGGTGGTTATAATAATTATTTAGCAACTTCGCCCACAGGAACAGCAACTGGATTTGGGGCTTCGCTACTTATTATAGATGATCTGATAAAGAACGCAGAGGAAGCCAATAACGAAAATGTAAAAGAAAAACATTGGGAATGGTTCACTAACACAATGCTTTCGCGTCTGGAAGAAAGCGGAAAGATTATTATCATAATGACACGATGGGCAAGTGATGATCTGGCAGGTAGGGCTTTAGAACATTATAAAGAAAACGGAGTAAATATAAGGCACATAAGCATGAAAGCCTTGATAAACAAGGAAACATGCGAGATGCTTTGCCCAGAAGTTCTATCTTATAAATCCTATACAGACAAAATAAAAGCTATGGGAGAAGATATAGCAAGCGCCAACTACCAGCAAGAACCAATAGACCTTAAAGGCCGTTTGTACACCAGTTTTAAGACCTACGATAAGCTACCTGTAGACAATAACGGAAACAGCCTGTTTGAAGGAATCTACAGCTATACAGACACCGCGGATGAAGGATCCGACTATCTATGCACAATTATCTGGGGCATATATCTTAGAGAGGCTTATGTGTTGGACGTGTATTATACGCAACAAGGTATGGAAATTACGGAGCCAGAAACAGCAAAACGATTTAAGGAATATGCGGTAAACAGGGCAAGGGTGGAGAGCAATAATGGCGGTTCTGGTTTCGCCAGGAATGTAAAACGAATATCAGAAGAACATTTTAAAAACTTTATTACAATAATTAAGTGGTTCCACCAGTCGAAAAATAAAAAAGCAAGAATATTATCAAACGCAACGTGGGTAATGGAACATGTTTATTATCCACAGAACTGGATGCACAAATGGCCGGAGTATTACCAGGCTATGGTTAGATATCAGCGCGATGGAGAAAATAAGCACGATGATGCACCGGATTGCACTACAGGCGTTGCGGAAACAATGTACATGTTAGGAGCGTGATAAAGTGAGGTGGACAAAGAAATTGGAAGATAATATAAAACGAGGACTGAGGAGCTGGCTACAGATTCAGCCGTCAAACTCTTATGGTATCCAGATTAACGAAGTCATGGACTTTGAACTATCTGCAATCAGAAATCGTATATGGTACCGTGGCGATGGAAACGAGATAGAGCAGATGTATCAGCAGAATCCGGAATATGCTGATAAGTATAAGTTCTGGTCATCCAAGTGTACACCAGGTATGGAAATGAGGAAGATACACACCGGATTACCCGGGATGATTGTTCGCATTTTTACTGGTATTATAGTCGAAGACATGAACGACTTTGAATTTAAAAATCCAGCACAGGAACTGCTGTGGAAAGACATAGAGAAAGCAAACAGGTTTCGGAAGAAATTTGAAAGATCCTTAAAAGAGGTACTCTATATAGGAGATGGAGCCTATAAGGTAACCATTAACACTAAGAAAAGCGAATATCCGATCCTGCGCTGGTATCCGGGGGAAAGAATTGAATTGGTCTATGACGGAGATGATCTGGAAGAGGTGGTGTTCAAGACGCCTTACACAGTCAGAAGCCAGCAGTATGTCTTGTATGAGCATTACGGACATGGGTACATAAGGAATGAACTGTATGAAGGCGACAAACTGGTTGACTTGCATGCAATCGACAATACAAAAGGAGTGTCCGACTGGGTATTCGATGACAAAGTAATTCTTGCGGTGCCGTTACAGGTATATGAAAGTGCCAAGTACGAAGGCAGGGGCGGAAGCATTTATGATGGCAAGCTAGATTGTTATGACGCATTTGACGAAACTTGGTCACAGTGGATGGATGCTTTGCGTAAGGGGAGGCCTATAAAAAGAATACCGGAAGACTTAATACCAAAGGATGAAAAAAACGGAAAGCTATTAAAGCCAAATCCGTTTGATAATAGTTTTATTGAGACTAAAGGTGGTTTTTCAGAAGATGGAGGCAGCAAAATTGAGATAGATCAACCGAATATCCCACACGAAAGTTACCTTGCTTCCTACATAACAGCACTTGACCAGTGTTTACAGGGCGTTATATCACCTTCTACACTGGGCATAGACACAAAAAAATTGGACAATGCAGAAGCGCAGAGGGAAAAAGAAAAAGCCACGCTGTACACCAGGAATGCGATTGTAGAGGCACTGCAGGAGACGTTGCCAGAGGTGGTTACTGCATGTATAAATGCTTACAACCTGCTATACGGGAAACCAGTGGAAGAGGTGGAAGTAAACATACCTTTCGGAGAATATGCTAATCCAAGTTTTGAGTCACAGGTGGAAACCATAGGCAAAGCAAAAACCCAGGGCATTATGTCTATAGAGCGGGCGGTAGAAGAACTGTATGGCGATACGCTGGATGAACATTGTAAGCAGGAAGAGATCCAACGGCTTAAGGCAGAGCAGGGCATTACAGAAGCAGATGAACCTGGTATCAACATGGATCTTGGAGGTTTTAAAGCAAATGTAGAAGGGGGTCTGCCAGATGAAAGTGCAGGTAGCGAAAAGAATGTACCGCATGAGCCGGAAGGAATACCAGGGGCTTCTAAAAATAGCCAGTGAACAGGTAGCCTTTGGAGTCTACGCAATTGAAAAAAGTGATTATGCAGAACTGCGGTGTGATAAATGCAGCAGCTCCACCCAGCTTAAAGCAATGATCCGGCAGTTTAAGAGCCAGGGCTTTAAAGTGCTGTCGAATGGCAGGTGATCCATATGGAACCATATGATATCGAAGAAGCATTCGCTGCCATTGAAGAAGAATTGATCGCTTCCATGATGCGGAATATGAAGCGGCATAAGGTGGAAGAATCTGCAGAAGAAATGCGCTGGGAAATGTGGCAAGCAAAACAGCTGCAGGCACTGGAAAAATATAAGAAGCAGAACCAGAAGAAATTTCAAGGGAAATTTGCAGATATAAATGGATCTGTGGATGAAATAATCCATAAGGCAAGAAAGCAAGGCGGACTGGATCAGGAAATAGAGATCATGAATGCCATAAAGAAAGGTTGGAAACCTCCGGGAAGTCTGAATAAAAGTATGCAGACAACGGGTGAGTTTTTTAAACTGAATGATCGTAAACTGAATGCCTTGATCGGAGCCACCCGGAAGGATTTTTCCAAAGCGGAACACGCAATGTTACGAATGGCGGATGATCAATACCGTAAGATTATTTTTAATGCACAGGTATATGCAAATACCGGAGCGGGCACCTATGAAAAGGCCGTAGACATGGCGACCAAGGATTTTTTAGGTTCCGGCATAAACTGCATTGAATATAAAAACGGGGCAAGGCATAAAATAAGCGATTATGCATTTATGGCAATACAGACAGCTTCCAAACGTGCCTATTTGACCGGAGAGGGAGAAAAGCGGCAGGAGTGGGGAATCAGTACTGTTATAGTAAATAAGCGTGGAAATCCCTGTCCAATGTGTTTGCCGTTTGTGGGCAAGATATTGGTTGATGATGTATGGTCCGGTGGCAAACCATCAGATGGGAAGTATCCGCTAATGAGCACCGCTATAGCAGCAGGACTATATCATCCTCGATGTAAGGATAGCCATACGACATACTTTCCGGGAATATCTACTGCAGATGATACCTGGACAAAACAGGAGTTGGAAGCTGTTGAGAAAGTAAATAAACAAGAGGCGCAAAAACAGCATGCGGAGAGGCAGGTTGAAAAGTTAAAACGATTAGCTAAGTTTTCTTTAGATGAAGACAATCAAAGGATGCATGGTGGCAGAGCAGCGGAATGGCAGGAAAAAATCGGTTCAAGAGCAAAATCACAATTCATATATAAAAATGAACCTGTTTATTATGACAAAAAGAATGACTATTCTGTGTCGCTTCCTGAATATAATGAAACAGTTAATAGAGGATTATCAGAGGCTATTGAGGATGTGGCTAAAAAGGGAAATGAGGACAGATGTGAGCATATGCATCTTGTAAATCTGAAGACAGGAAAGCTGGAGTACTATGAAACAAATGGAGATCCTGGGAGTGTTGGTATTGATTTTTGGAAGTATGTAGAATCCCATCCAGACGAGAATTTTGCTTTTATCCATAATCATAATATCATTAGCTCGTTGTCAGAGGCCGACCTTACCACTCCAATTTTATATTCGAATATACCTGTTCAGATAGCAGTACAAAATGATGGTATGAAATACATTGCAAAACGTACTAAAGATGCTGATACGGATTTTTATCCAGATTTCTATTTTGAAGAAGAATTGGAGGACTTGAATAAATTGTCAAGGAGTGGTAAAATTACACCAGTTGAAAGAAGTGCCAGAAGAGAAGAAATAATAATTGAAAGTATATTGAAAGAGTTTTACGGGGAAGGAGTTGTTGCTATAGATGGGAGAAATAAATAATTGGGCTACACCATCAATGAAAGAGTTTATTTTTTGGAAAGATGATATGTCACCTGAAGAGTTTGAAATAGAGCAGGCATACTATTTTGGTAAAATGAGGGATCCATCAAAACGGAAACAATATATTCCCATTTGGCAACAGAGATTAAAGGATAACTCCAAAAAAATATTCATTGATGAAACATGGGCTTCACCGTATATGAAAGGTTTTGATTTTTGGCGGGCCGGAATGACCGTGGATGAGTATAAAGAAGAATACCATAGTTATTTTGAAAAATTAAAGGAAATAAAGTAAAACCACCAGTCGATATATATTGATCGGTGGTTTTATTATGCACATAATTCGGCAGGAGGTGATACAGTGTGAAAGTAAAAGTAAAGGCAAACTTCCGAGATCGTGAAAACGAACTCAGGCTTCGACAGACAGGCGAAGAGTTTGAGGTAAAAAGAGACAGAGCTGAGAAGTTAGCAAGGCTTGGCATGGTTGAAATTCTTCCAGAAAAGGTCACATCAGAAAAGAAAGGGTAAGGTGGTCCATACATCTCCCTGTAAGGCGCGGGGTGAAACGTCTTATTTTTATGCCCGAAGGCTTTAAACTACGGTGAGACACACTGTGAAAACTGTTGATGGGAGACACCCGTAAAACTGTTACAGAGAGACACTCTTATAAATTGTAAAGGAGATTATGCTATGAGAAGAAAACTACCAATGAAATTACAAATTTTTGCAGAGCCAGGAGGCACAGATCCAGGAGCGCAGGCAACACAGCCTGTTGGGCAGCCGCAAACCGGTACAGCGGGTGCTGCACCACAGATCGATTACGATAAGATTGCGCAGCTTATCCAGGGAAAACAGTCTGTGGCAGAAGAAAGTGTGCTAAAAGGCTATTTTAAGCAGCAAGGACTATCCAAGGAAGAGGCAGAGCAGGCGATGGCTTCCTTTAAACAGCAACAGGCAGCACAGCAGCCAGATATAAATGCACTGCAGACGCAGGCAGCACAGGCGCAGGCTATGGCACAACAGAAGGAAGTAGAGAACCAGGCTATTTTGCAGGCTATTCAGTTGGGTATAGATGCTAAAACAGTGCCATACGTGTTAAAACTAGCGGATTTAAGCAACGTTGCGGGTCAGGATGGAAAGATTAACGAAGAGGCTTTAAAAGGAGCCTTAAACAAGGTTCTCGAAGATGTACCCGCATTGAAACCAACGACAGAACAGGCCACAGGATTTAAACAGATCGGAGCTGGCGGCGGAAACCAACAAACAACTACGGATGATGCTCTAAAGGCAGCATTCGGATTATAAAAAGAAAAGAGGTATAAAAATGGCAGTATATGATTATGCAACACAATTTACACAGTTATTGCAGCAGAAATACGCAAAAGAGCTTTGCTCAGACGAGCTTACCAAAAGTAATCCCGGTGTTAAGTTTATTAATGCCCAAACAATTAAGCTACCCAGGATGAGTGTAACAGGATATAAGGACCATACCAGAACACCAGGTTTTAACGCGGGAACGCTTGCTAATGACTGGGAAGCTAAGAAATTAGAGCACGACAGGGATGTAGAGTTCTGGATCGATCCACTTGACATTGATGAAACAAATTTAACTTTGTCGGTGGCAAACATCCAGAATACATTTGAAACAGAACAGGCTATTCCTGAAAAGGATTCTTACAGATATTCAAAACTTCATACCGAATTAACAACCTATGCAGGCAGGATTGATAAAACAGTGATTGATGCTGCTGTATTTTTGGAAGCATTTGACACGGAAATGGCGCTTATGGATGAAGCAGGTGTTCCGGAAGAAGGAAGGCTTATGTACGTTACCCCGGCTATGCAGAAAATTATTAAAGAAGCAGAGGGAATACAGCGCGTTATGACAGTAACTACACCATCTACCATTAACAGAAACGTGCATTCCCTGGACAATGTGACTTTCAGGATGGTGCCGGCGGCCAGAATGAAAACAAAGTATGACTTCACAACCGGATGTGTAGCAGCAGAAGACGCTAAGCAAATCAACTGGATTTTAATTCATACGTCCTGTGTTGTGGCGAGGGATAAATACAGTTACATTAAACTGTTTACACCTGGGACAGATTCAAGAACTGCAGACGGATACCTTTACCAGAATAGAAACTTCGGTGACTTGTTTATGCTGGAAAAGAAGGTTGAAGGATGTTCCATGAACGTGCAGGCATAGGAGGATAATATGACAGCGGAAAAAGGAAATAAAGTCTATCTGATAGACGAAAAAGAAAAAATATCTTACCAGACACGAGGATTTGATATTAAGGATGATTCGGGAAATATCATTGCATCCGGCAAGGGTAAGACAGTCTCTTATGAGGAATATATGAAAGCAGTAACGGAACTGGAAGCGTTGAAAAAAGCAAAAGGAAAGAAACCAGGGCAGGAAAAAGAAGGTGAATAGCCACAATGGTAAAATATAAACCATATGCTAGTGAAGCATACTATTCGGATATATATAATGGAACAGTCATTACAAATGATGACGATATGGAAAAGTATCTCAAACAGGCCAGCCGCCACCTGGATTCCCTGACTTACAACCGGATTGTAAGCCGGGGATTTTCTAATCTTACACCGTTTCAGCAGGAGATCCTTCAGGAGGTATGTTGTCAGCAGGCAGAATTCGAATACCAAAACAAAGATATCTTTGACATGGTCTTATCCGGTTATTCCATAAATGGTGTTTCCATGCAGTTTGGGGAAAGCTGGAATGTTACCATACAGAAGGGGATCCCGATGAGGCGGGACACCTATGAGCAGCTTTGCCAGACGGGATTATGCTGCAGATTGGCGGTGTAGGATGCAGTACCCTAATTTAGTGCCAAAACAGTTCTGCACCACACCGATCCACATCGTAATAGAGAAAGAAGGCCTGAACAAATACGGTGAGCCAGAAACAGCCCTGGAAACAGATGCCATGTGCAACTATCAGGATATGGCAAAAACAGTATTTACCGGAGATAAAAAATATGTACAGATTACGGGTACGGCACTTATTCCAGGGGATATTGCACCAGAATTACCAACTCTAAGCGGAGGAACCGCTATTATATTTGAGGTAAAGAGGAAAATATACCAGGGAACAAAGGCAAGGAATCCGGATGGCACCGTAAATTATGTGGAGTTGATGCTGGAATGATTCAAGTAAATTCAAAAGTTAAGATAAACAGCCAGAAGATAAAACAGTTAACCCGCGCCCAGGTAACTGCATTGGAGAAAACCGCAGAGGCGCTGCATACCGAAGAGGTTCAGGCGCAGGTGATCCCAAGAGATACGGGAGCACTGCAAAACGAAGGATCATTCGTGGACTATTCAGAAGCGGGAACTGGCAGGGTCAGTTTAGTTTCAAGCACACCCTATGCAAGAAAACTGTATTATCACCCTGAGTTTGAGTTTCAGACTAATGAAAATCCAAATGCAAAGGGTAAATGGCACGAAGACTGGCTTCCTGGCGGCAAGAATAAAGACTTTGCAAAGAAAGCCTATCAGGAATTTTACAAGAAGGAGGCTGGATTATAATGCTGATGTTAGAAGATGTGCGGGATCTGGTATCCGGTCTTGGATTCACAGACGATAGTAGTGTCTATATGGGAAAGTTAGACGCAAAGCAGGATCAAAGCATCGGAGTGTACAATTTAAAGCGCTCAGCGCCTTATACAGTGGCGATAGGCGGGAAAGATAAAGAATCCTATGGAACGAAGCAGATCAGCATCTTAATACACTGGAACCGCAGTATGCGGGATACAGAAGCTGTTGGTGCAGAGTTATTTGATAAGCTTGCAGCCATGAGAGAAGTAAGAATCAATGAAAAGCAGATAAAATTTATTCATCCGCTTGTAGATCAGCCGGTGGATGTGGGAACAGATGACAATGGGATCTATGAGATGGTTATTGAGATAGAACTTATATATGAAAGGAAAGGTGATTAATTTGAAACAGAATGAAGCAAGAGCAGCAATTGAGGGCAGGAATATGCGAATTCCATTAAACCTGCAGACCTTTGCAGGAGAAAAAGCAAGCGGGGTTTACCCGTGTTATGAAAACCAGTTCCAGATTGACACAGCGGTTTCCGGTGGAACAGCAGCATTAAAATCAATTGCAGACTGTGAAACTTTTGAAGTGAGCTTTGACAATGGAGTGGAAGAATGGAATCCATATGACACGGAAGGTTGGACCCGAAGATTAATGACATCCAAGTCAGTTACGATTTCTGTAACAGCCAAAAGAAATGTTGGAGATGCTGGTAATGATGCAGTTGCTGCATTGGTATGGTTAAACGGACGAAAGGTGGAAAAAGACTTCCAGTGGACGTTTCCAGATGGCACAACCGTTAAATTTACAAGTGCGGTTATTAATGTAACAAATGCGGGAACAGGGGATGCTACAGCTATAGCACCACTGGAATTTGAAGTGTTAAGTAATGGGAAACCAACGGTAACACCAGCAGCATAAGGCGGGAGAAATCCTGCCTTTTCTTAATGTATACAAGGAGATAGAAAAATGGCGAAGAAAATAGATATTACGGATAAATTAAGCTTTGATGAAAATCCTGTTTTAGTAATCAGAGGTACAGAGTATGAAGTAAATGCAGATGCAACCACCATGTTAGAAATTATGGGGCTGTTTGGTAATAAACCAGAAACAGAGGCAGCTATGCTGGCATACGAAAAGATGTTCAGCGAAAAGGATAGGAAGAAAATTGAAAAAATGAAACTTCCATTTAAGGATTTAATGGTGATTATTGAAGCTGCCATGAATCTAATTCAGGGAGCAGACGAAGAGTCGGGAGAGTAGTGACCCGTACTACGACTTGATTGATGACTTTGATTTAATCATAAGCAGCTTTCAAGCGCAGTACGGGATTCGATTATCCCGTGATTTAAAGGAAATGAAATGGGATGAATTTAAAGATCTTCTCATGGGTATAAGTCCTGACACAGCTTTGGGGCGCATAGTAGCTATCCGATCAGAGACAGACAAGGATGTTTTGAAACAATTTACAAAGGATCAGAAGCGGATCCAGGCGGATTGGAAAAGAAGATGTGCCAAGAAGGTAAGCGAAGAAGACATGGGAAAAATACTCGAAGCATTTAAAAATGGGTTTATTGAAATGGCAGGAAAAGGAAAGTAGAATATTGGCGAAATGCAGTTTACTTAATTCCTCTAATTTGGTATAATTTAGAAAAAAGTATGGGGGAATAGAAATGGCATTAATTATATGTTCAGAGTGTGGAAAAGAGTTTTCGAACAAAGCGGTATCTTGTCCAAATTGCGGATGCCCTATTGAAGAAATAATCAAAGAAGAAAGCTTGGACAATAGCCAAGAAGAAGTAGAAATTGAAGAAACAGGTTTCACAGCTTCAAAAGCGTGGGCGGCAATAAAAACTGGGGCGAATACAATTTCAGAACGACAGAAAGAAGCTATTAAATGTACAAAAAGCATTGGCCCAGTGCAGATTGACGAAAACCATAGTATGTTTAGAATTAATGGTTCGGTTCCGGTTAATGGGAAAAAAGCAGGAGCAGGAAAATCTTTGTTTAAAGGCTTTATGGCAGTGGGCACAATGGGTATGTCTGTAGCGGCGGAGAAAATAGTAGGTGGAGGCAAGCAAAAGGTAGGAGATAAAACCTGGCTTAACTTTAGTGATTTGATTAATTATGACCTTTTAGAAGATGACAGTATTGTAACTAGTGGTGGTGTTGGCCAGGCGCTGATCGGCGGTGCTCTCTTTGGGGGATTTGGTGCTGTTGCAGGCGGAATCACAGGTAAGCGAAAACAGAAGAAGAAAGTAGAAAATCTTATTATTAAGGTTACGCTTAATAACTTTGGCTGCCCGTGCTTAATGATCCCACTAATAACTAAATCTACTAAAATAGACAGCAAAGAATATAAAAATGCTTTCAACGAAGCGCACACTATATTGTCAGCGCTTGATGTTATTACCCACAATAAATAGCAAGGAAATAATAGATTAAGCAAAAAACGTCTCTCATTAATGGGTGGCGTTTTTATTATGCCAAAAAAGGCAGGTGATACGAATGGCAGCAACAAGCGTAGGTCAGATTGGCCTTGACTTGGTTGTTAACAAAAATGGTTTTGATAAGCAAATGGGCGGAATCGGTGCTCTTGCAAAGAAGGCAGGTGGGGCCCTTGCAGCTGCATTTGCTGTTAAAAAAGTGATAGATTTTGGCAAGGCTTGTCTTGACCTGGGATCAGATCTGAATGAAGTGCAAAACGTTGTGGATGTAACATTCCCATCTATGAGTTCCAAAGTGGATGAATTTTCCAAAAGTGCTGCGACAAGCTTTGGTTTGTCTGAGACGATGTCCAAAAAGTTTACCGGAACATTTGGTGCTATGTCAAAGGCTTTTGGATTTTCCGAGAAGGAAGCCTATGATATGGGAACTACTTTAACGGGGTTATCCGGTGATGTGGCTTCATTTTATAACATAAGCCAGGATGAAGCTTATACCAAAATGAAAAGTGTCTTTACGGGAGAAACGGAGTCCTTAAAAGATTTGGGTATCGTTATGACGCAAACTGCCCTGGATGCATATGCAATGTCTAATGGTTTCGGAAAAACGACTGCGAATATGTCTGAGGCGGAGAAAGTGGCATTAAGATACCAGTTCGTACAACAGCAGCTGGCAACAGCGACTGGTGACTTCGCCAGGACATCGGATGGATGGGCAAACCAAGTAAGGATCCTGTCCCTGCAGTTTGATTCCCTTAAGGCAACAATTGGCCAGGGGCTTATAAACCTGTTTACCCCTATTATTAAGGCGGTAAACACTTTAATCGGCAAGTTGTCTACCCTAGCAAATGCCTTTAAGTCCTTTACAGAGCTGATAACCGGCAACAAATCCAGCGGGCAAACGGCAGCGCCGGTCGCAGATTTGGCAGATACAGCCGCTGCGGCAACAGGTGGCTTGGATGGAGCCTCTGGCGCTGCAGACGGACTGCAGGAATCCACAAAGGGAGTAGGGAGCGCCGCCAAAAAGGCCGCAAAGGATATGAAAGCCCTTATGGGGTTTGACCAGGTAAATAAACTGGCAGATCCGGAAACAGACAGTGATGATTCCGGATCCGGCGGTGGAGCGGTGGGCGGTACTGGTGGTGCAGTTGATTACGGGAATTTAGCCCAGGACGATACAGTAATCGATAAAACAGCTTCAAAAATCCAAGGTCTTATAGACAGGGCAAAAGAGCTTGCAGGGCTATTTAAAAAAGGGTTTCAGATAGGATTTGGAGATAGTTTTAAAAAGATAGATTCAATAAAGAACCATTTATCCGGAATAGGACAGTCTCTAAAAGATATATTTACAGATCCTAAAGTTGTAAGCAGCTTTAATTCTATGCTGGACTCAATCGCCATTAATCTGGGAAAAACAGCGGGAAGTGTTGCAAGTATCGGACTAACCATCGCAGATAATCTGGTAGGCGGGATAGATAAATATCTGCAGGGAAGTAAAGATTTTATAAAAGACAGGTTGGTATCAATTTTCAATGTGACAGCTGAGATAAGCGCGCTTGCAGGAGATTTTTCGGTTGCAGTAGCAGATATTTTCTCGGTTTTTTCGGGGGAAAATGCAAAAAGTTGTACAGCGTCTATAATTGGTATCTTTTCAGACGGTTTTTTAGGAGTTGTAGATATTGCACTCCAATTTGGTCGAGATATCATAGATATGATTGTCGGTCCTCTGATAGCTAATAAGGATAAAATCAAAGAAGCAATTGATAATACATTAGAACCGATAAGTACGGTGCTTGGTACACTACACCAGTCTGTCAAAGATACATTTGCAAAATTTCAAACGGTATATGACGAACATGTTAAACCTATGTTTGAATCGTTTAAAACGGGATTCACAGAAGTACAGGGCAAAATCCTTGATGGCTATAATACTTATATCGCGCCGGTGTTAGATAAGCTTGCACAGAAATTCACTACGGTCTGGCAAGAACATATACAGCCAGCGATAAATAAAGGGTTAGAACTCTTTGGTAAGCTTGCCGATGGAATTAAGGATATCTGGGAAAAAACAATACAGCCGTTCCTCAACTGGTGTGCAGAAAATATTATGCCTATACTTGCACCGATTCTTGAAGGTTTGGGAACTTTATTCCTGAATATCTTTGGCACAATAGGTGATGTTGTCGGAGATCTATTCGATGCACTGGGCGGCTTGATAGATTTTATTGTTGGTGTTTTTACTGGTGATTGGAAGAAAGCCTGGGAAGGTATAAAGACGTTCTTTACCGGTATTTGGAATGGAATTAAAGATTTCCTGGGAGGCATATGGAAAGGCATAAAGGAATTATTTGCGCCGGCAGCAAACTGGTTCGGTGAAAAATTTAAGCAGGCAAAAGATGCGGTTATCGGAGCGTTTAGTACCGTTGGATCTGCATTTTCTAGTGTTTGGGGAAATGTAAAAAGTGCGTTTTCCACTACAAAATCATTTTTCAAAAATACTTTTTCTGATGCATGGGGAAGTGTAAAGAGCTCATTTTCTAAAGCAGGCGATTTCTTCGGCGGTGTCTGGAAAGGAATAACCGGCGCATTCGGGAATATAACAAATTGGTTTAAAGATAAGTTCTCTGCAGCCTGGGAGGCAGTTAAAAACGTATTTAGTTCTGGTGGGCAAGTATTTGACGGCATTAAGGAGGGGATCTTAGAGGGACTAAAGGCTGTTATAAATGCGTTAATTAATGGGATTAACTCAGTAATATCGGTACCTTTTAATGGAATTAACTGGGCATTAGATCAACTTAGAAATTTAAGCATAGGCCCTCTTGAGCCGTTTACCTGGCTTCCAAGTATTGATACACCACAAATCCCGGCATTGGCACAAGGTGGATTTGTGAAACCAAACACACCACAGTTAGCCATGATTGGGGATAACCGGCACCAGGGTGAAGTTGTAGCACCGGAAGGTAAAATGCTGGAAATGGCAAAGCAGGCGGCATTGCTGGCTGCATCCGGAAGCATTACCAAAGAAGAACTGGAATCTATTGTTGACCGGGCAGTAATCCGGTTAATAGCAGCATTATCTGCCCTTGGCTTTAACCTGGACGGAGAGACGATAGCGACTGCATCGCAGATGGCGCAAACCAGTATAGATAGACGATTTAACACAGTAACAATTAAGTAAGGAGGGATGGCACATGTTTATATTGCAATCCGGGGACATAAAACTGCCAGCCCCCGTTTCCATGAAGATAAATGATGAAATTATATGGAGTTCGGACACTGGCAGGACATTAAATGCCTATATGATCGGAGAAGCCATTGCGGAGAAAAAGACAATTTCCCTGCTGTGGTCCTTTTTAACGGAGCAGGACATTGTCCTTATAAAAAGTATCATGACAGTTGGGTTTTTCCCGATTACGTTCCGGGATGATGGCAACTTAATCACGATGGAGAGTTACCGCGGGACACTTTCTAAGGAAGTGATGGGAGATATAGGAGACGGGTATTATTGGTATAAAAGCGCCAATGTGGATGTAGTGCAACGATAAAGAGGTGATCAATAAATGATAAACACGAGTACAGAATATAAAAAAGCAATACAAAAAGACCGGGAGTTTCGTATCCAGGATACGATAACTTTTAAAGACGGTACCAAACAGGGCAAAACGATAACCCTATCAACGGGTGATTTTATGTCTTACAGCATCAATGGTGCCACATCCAGCAGCGGAAAGTTCGATATTGGAGCGGCAGTAATAAAGAAGTACACTGCAGTTCTAAACAATATGAATGATAAATTTTCGGAGTATGATTTTGAAGGTGCAGATATCCGGTCCTATATCGGATTAAAGTTAGAAGACGGCAGCTGGGAAGTGTTAAGTAAAGGGACTTACCGGGTATGTAAAGCAAGATCAAAAGATCTTACAATATCAATAGAGGCATATGACTATATGCTGTTCTTCGATCAACCTTATTCTAAAAGTAAGCTTTCCTACCCAGCAACCATTAATGAGATTATCGCGGATGCCTGTTTGTGCTGCCAGATGACATATAATGCCCAAACCATACAAAATGGTAGATTTACAGTAGAAAAGCGGCCGGAAGATGAAGCATTAACATTCAGGGATATTATATCTTACTGTGCTCAAATCATGTGCTGCTATGCTAGAATTAGTAACACAAATGCATTAGAATTTGGATGGTATGATTTTAGTATATTCGACAGAAATGATAACATTTTAGACGGAGGGAACCTCTATGATTATACAGGATCAAATGCAGATGGAGGAAACTTTAAAAGTTATTCTGGTGATATAACGGATGGCGGGAGTTTTACTGATCAGAGAGATTTTTACCATCTATTTTTACTGGGGAGTCAAGACATTGATGTAGCAGACATCGTAATTACTGGTGTAAAAGCTACAGCGGATAATAGTTCAGATGATAATAATGATAAAACAGAATCTTTCCTATATGGTAAAGAGGATTATGCATTGTCTCTGGAAGGAAATCCATTGATACAGAAGGGACACGCAGAAGAAGTAGCGGGGTACGTAGGACCTAGAATTGTAGGTAGGCGTTTTAGACCATTGTCAATAACCAGTTTGTCGGATCCAAGCATTGAAGAAGGCGATGTTGCATATATAACAGATAGAAAAAACGACACTTATAAAACGGTAATTACAAATACAACGTTTTCTATGGGGGGTTATCAATCTGTAATTTGCGATGCAGAAACAAAAACAGAAAATAATTATACCCGGTATGGAGCAGAGACTAAACTTCTGGCGCAGGCAAAAAAGGATATCAAAAACGAGATCAGCCAGTATGATATTGCAACGCAACAACTTAACAGTATTGCCTTGAATGCACTTGGATATTATGAAACGATTGCACAGGGAGGAGACGGTAGCACAATTCGCTACATGCACGACAAGCCAGAGATGAAAGACAGTGAGATCATTTACAAAATATCTATAGATGGTTTCTTTATAAGCAATGATGGAGGGAAGAATTATTATAATGGATATGACAAATATGGCAATGCGGTCTTAAACTCTATTGAAGCATTAAGGATTAATGCAGACCGAATAAATGCTGGAGTAATTACTGGTGTAGAGATTAACAATGGTAATGGCACATTTAAGGTTGATTCTAATGGAAATACAATCACAAACAATCTTCAAGCATTTAATGCCCAAATTACAGGTGGTAACATTCAGCTAGAAGGTTCAATAGAAGGTAAAACTCCTTCTCAGCTAGTAATAAAAGATAAACATGGAGAAGCATCGCTCTATTCCGATGGAATTGTATATCAAGATAAAAATAGTAATGATCCTTTTTTTCTAACCAGTTTTGGCGCAAAAGGATTTTCATTTTTTACCGATGAATTTGGGGTAGAGTTAACTGAGAATGGTTATTACGAGGCACCAATAGGCGAGAAAGTATACGGAATCATTATAAGCGAGCCGTGGCAAAGTGGATACATAGAAAGAGTTCGGATTTCACAAAATGGTATTATGATAAAAGATCCTAATGACAGTCAAACGAATTCCATATCAATAAAGAAAGAGGGCAGTGTAACTTGCAATAGTCTTGTAGTGAGGAACGGTAATAAATCAAAATGTGTAGAAACTTCAAATTATGGTGATCGATTACTATATTGCTACGAAACACCGTCCCCACTATTTGGGGATATCGGCCGTGCAACCTTGGATAACACGGGGACGTGCTACATCTATATGGAAGATGTATTTACGGAAACTATTGATTTCGATTACGCCTACAATGTCTTTACACAAAAATATGGTGAGGGCGATTTGTGGGTGTCTGAGTTGCAACCACTCTATTTTGTTATAAAAGGAACACCAGGTATGGAGTTTGTCTGGGAAGTAAAGGCGAAACAGGTAGGTCATGGCATGGATCGATTAGAATCTTATTTGATTCAGCCAGAGACAAAAACATTTGATTACACAAAGGAAGCAGTTAAATATATGAAGGAATATGAAAAGGAGTTACTAAATTATGAATAAGGTAACAAGTATTACTATATTAGAAACAGCAGAAGGAGTCCGTACAAGCATTACTTTTTCCAGAATCGATGAGAAGGGGCGTATTATAGAGGAAAATAAAAGGGTTAACCGGATTGTAGTAGATCCCGAGATACAAACACATATTGCATCGTTAAAAGAGTTTGCACAATCTGTAGTAGCTGAGGAGTGATTAAAATGATTATTTTAATAAGAAGAGGAAATGAAAAAGACTTTGATCCCTCTAAAATGCGCCCTGGTGAATTTGCAGTAATGCTGGATACCAAGAAAGTATTTGCAACTTTTGCGGCCGGTGACGTAAAACAGCTTGCTACCATAGAAGATATGAAAGCACTGTTAAATGCAACCAATGAGCAGTTTGCCGCCCTGCAGGAGCTGTTAAAGCAATTAGAAAGCGGCGGTGCAGTCAGTATTCTTGCAGATCTTGCACAGGCAAAAAAGGATATAGAAACGCTAAAATCAGACGTCCAGGGAGCCTTGGGCGTTATTTAAATGGAGGAAAAGACATGGCAGTAAAAACAGTTCAGGCTATTATAAATGGTCAAACACACACGTTAACCTATAATAGTACTTCCAAAAAGTACGAGGCCACTATTACAGCGCCCTCTGGGTCATCTTACAATGTAAATGCTGGGCACTATTACCCAGTTACTGTAAAAGCTACGGATGAGGCAGGTAACGTAACAACTAAGGCAGACACCGATGCAACACTGGGTGATAGCTTAAAGTTAAAAGTAAAAGAAAAAGTGGCACCGGTAATTACGATTACAGCACCTACAGCAAGTGCAAGACTTACCAATAACAAGCCAACCGTAACATTTACGGTAACTGATACAGATTCCGGTGTTAATCCAGATACAATTAAGATAACTATCGGATCATCTGTTATTACATCCGGTATTACGAAAACACAGAATGGCAAGAATTACACCTGCAGCTACGTGCCTACAACAGCACTTCCGGAAGGCAGCAACACTATTAAAGTTGATGCATCTGACTTTGATGGTAATGCCGCTGCACAGAAATCTGTAACTTTTGTTGTGGATACAGTTCCGCCAACACTGTCCGTAACAGCGCCGGTGGATAACTTAATTACAAACCAGGCAGCATGTACTGTAACAGGAACAACAAACGATGCAACTTCCAGTCCTTGTACAGTAACCGTAAAATTGAATGCCGGCGCAGCGGAAGCAGTTACAGTTAACGCAGATGGTACATTCTCGAAAGCATTAACACTTGTTGCGGGAAGCAATACAATTACAGTTGTATCTACGGATACTGCCGGTAAATCCAGCACAGTTACCCGGACAGTTACATTGGATCAGGTAGCTCCGATTATTAAGTCTGTAACGATTACGCCAAACCCGGTAGACGCGGGCAAAACCTACGTGATTTCTGTAGAAGTTACTGATTAGGCGGTGATCCTATGGCAGTAAAACGCTTGATAGGAAAGGTTGATCAAATAGAAATCGTATTTGAACGCATGGAAGGGGATCTGTGGCAAGTACAGATCCCTGGAGATGAGGACTGCACATATATTTTAGAGTTGTATGCAACTGATGAAGCCGGCAATGAAACATTTATGACCAGAATCTTCTTTGAATATGATCGTTCATCAAAGAAGGTTATCATAAAGCCGGTTCCCTATTTGGCGGCGCTGGTAGCACAGCAGTATTTTGGGGAAAGAATATTAGCAAGCAAGGAGGTGGGCGGATGCTTAAAACAAAATTTGATATCGGAGAAGAACGGCATGTGCAGATTGAGATAACATCTGAAGCAGGCGGGGAATTTAAGATATGGATGGCAAAATTTGAACTATGGACAGAGGATGAAGCCCTTGAAATGGAGGGGGAATGCATTGTAGACGAACATGTAATTGATGCCTACATACGCCCACTGACTGCGGGAATGTATACACTTAAATATATTTATCTGATAGGTGATGAAACCTGGATTGAACCGGTAAGGGTGGTGGTATCGTAATGGCAGTAGCAAATATTGTTATAAACGATGTAAACATAAGCCCAAACCCGGTTAATACCGGGCAACAGTATAAATTGGCCGTTGGAATTGTGCCGGAGATATTTGAAATTACTACGATGGATGACTATTCTCTGGTTGATACTGATGGTTATATCTTAATTTGTAAGGAGGAATAGCATGGCAACAAGAAAAATAGTGGACCTAACGCAGGCCACCACGTCGAGTGACGCAGATCTGATGGTTATACAGGATACGAGCAAGACAAAGAAAATAACATTCTCAACTTTACTTACCAATATTAAATCCAAACTTAAGGTAGGTACTGCAGCTAACTTAAATACGACAAGCAAAGAAATCGTAGGGGCAATCAATGAGATAAACACGAATTTTGATAATATAAACAAACAAGTTACCCTGGCAGCTGGAATATCAGGGACAGTTACGAACATAGCAGTCGGAAGATTAAGAATTTTAAGCTTTGACATTAACGTAGCGACTTATACCGCAAATACGAGTGTTCGGCTATTGACATTACAAGAGATACCTTTACAGGATTCATTTTGTAATGTAATGAAGGGATACTCAAGCTCATTGGGAGAACACGGTCGTGTTATGCTTGCAAAAAGCAGTAAGGAGGTTTGGGGGATTCTTCCGGCTGCCGATGGCTCTGTAAGAGGTACATTAGTATATATGGTTTAAAATATTTGTTAGAAAGCAATTATGACGCTTCCGACAAGCCACTCGTTTGCAGCAATTGATTTGTTGGTAAGCACTAAGACATCCCCGTTCGACTCCGCTTTTATTGTCGTATTATAATTTGCATTATCATAGTTTCCGTAAAATGTATGCTTCGGTCGTGTTCCGGCCGGCAGAGCTATAAGTTTATGCCATACATTTAACGGTAAAGGGGATTTTGCCTGCAATGCAATTGTTACTATAAGAATTTTACCTACTTTATCGGTTATTACGTTACCGGAAATATACCAGGGATTATACATTCTGTCGAAGTTATATGTGGTAGTCAAATTCGTGTTTAACTCTGAAACCTATTTAAAAAAGAAAGGATGATTTTATGGAAAAAATAAAATTGAACAATAATAAAACATTTGAACTTATTACCTGTGGAGTAGACTGCACGCCGGAAAAGATTGTGTTCTTTATTCTGCCTGGAAACACCACATTAACTGAGGTAGAAACAGCATTTAACCCTGAGAATACTAAAAAAATCTATAGGCTTTCAGCGCAGGATGAAGAAGAGCTGCAGCTTTATACAGGATATACTAAGCTTATTGATATTGAGAAGCGTAAAGATGCTGAAATTGATACTAATATTACTGAGACAGGAGAGATAACGCCGGTTGTGGGGGACTTGATCCGGATCAAGTTGATTAAGCCAAATGAGACAGAAGAAAGAATAAAATCCCTGGAAGAAACGGTTGATACTTTAACCTTAGAAATCTTAGGAATGTAGGAGGAATAGTAATGTTTGATACAATTAAAAGGATTTATAATAATACCGGTAATGCTGAGGTCGTAGAAAAAGCATTAACAAAAGGGTGGATTACCGTAGAAGAAAAAGAGACTATTTTAGCAGAGTAATAAGGAGAACATATGAAAGCATGAGCGGGACCGAAAGGTCTTTTTATTTTGCACAAAATTATGACACAAGGAGAGGGACTATGAATGATGAAGAAGTGGCAGTAAAAATAGCGGAGCTTGGAAAAGATAGCAGATCGCTAAAAGGGCGTGTGGCGGATTTGGAAGCACAGCAAAAGTGTATACAGGAACTGGCAATGTCGGTTAAAGAACTGGCATTAAACATGAAAACGATGATGGAAGAGCAGCAAAAGCAGGGAGACCGGTTGCAGAAACTGGAAAATGAACCGGCAGAACGTTGGAACAGTGCAAAGAAGACAGCATTTACAACTATAATTTCTGTTGTTGCTGGGGCACTCGCAACCGGGCTTATCTTAATGGCAGCCCAATATTTATAAGAAAGAGGTAATATTATGGATTTAGGATTTTTACAGGATTATTATATCCCAGTAGTTTTAGTAGCATGTTTAATCGTAGGTTACTGCATTAAGCATATAACCTGGTTGGAAAAGGTAAGTAACCAGTACATACCAACCATTCTGGCAGTGCTAGGGGCTGTTCTGGCGTGCGTATCAGCAGGACTGGCAAATACTCCAATAGGGTTAGAAACCGTTGTGTATGGAGCCTTTACAGGATTAGCAAGTACCGGATTACATCAGGCATTTACAAAGATTATAAATAAAACGGAGGGCGAGTAAATCGCTCTCTTTTCTTTTCGGAAAGGGTAGGTAGAAGATATGGAAATTAAAAAAATGATTGCAAAGACACACTGCTACATAGGGCAGAACAAACCGGCTTATGTAGTTATGCACGAAACAGATAATTGGAATTCGGGAGCAAGTGCCTTGGCGCATGCAAATGCCATGAAAAATGGAAATTTGGATGGCACAGTACACTTCTATGTGGACTCGAAAGAAATCTACCAGACATTAGACTTCCAGGACGGAGCCTGGGCGGTAGGAGATGGAAATGGAAGATATGGAATTTCCAACCTTAATTCTATTAATATAGAAATCTGTGTTAACCCGGAAAGCGATTATTACACTGCGGTTGCCAATGCGCAATGGCTGGCAGCCAAATTATTAAAAGACCGTGGATGGGCCACAGACCGGTTAAAAATGCATTACGATGCATCCCGGAAGCATTGCCCGCGGCGAATCCTGGACGAAGGTCTGTGGCCCGGATTTGTGGAGAAAGTAAAAAAACTAATGTCTGGCAGCACATCCGCACCCGAAGAGATCTGGATGGGCTGGACAAAATACGAAAGTGGTAGCGCCGGTTTCCGACAGGTGGCCGGGGACAAAGGGCACGCTTATGGCAAGTACCAGTTTGATTATAGATATGGTCTGGTACCGTTTATGCAGTCCTGTGTAGATCATAATGCGGCCAGATACCTGGGATTTAACAAGTACATTGCTATGGGAGCCGGTAACAGTAAATTAATAGGCAATGCCGGACTTACAGCAGTTTGGCTAGAACTGTGCGACAAGCACCCAAAAGAGTTTGAACAGTTGCAGGATGCGGCCGCAAAGCGGGACTATTATTTACCGGTAAAGACTTACCTGCAAAAGAAAGGAATAAACCTGGATAACCACGATCCGGCTGTAAGGGGATCTGCTTTTTCTATGTCCATCCGAAGCGGAGCATTAACGGCAGCAAACAAATTCGCCGGTTGCAAGGATTCCGACACGGATACTTCCATCCTAAACCGGATCTATGGCACTTATGGGAACGAAGATGCAGGACGCTGGCCGCGGCAGCTTGCAGAGGCCCTTAACGCATTAGGCGGTGGAAATACATCTGCTACGCCCGCACCTGCACCAAAACCGGATAAGGCAGGCAGTTACAAAGTACAGGCCGGATCTTTTGCCAGTAAAAAGAATGCAGAGAAGCAAGCAGCACTTATTGCAGGAAAGGGATTTGACGCTATCGTAAAAGAAGAGACAGGACAGTATAAGGTACAGTGTGGAGCATTTAGCAATAAAGGCAATGCAACAGCCCTGGCGGATAAAATCAAAGGCGCTGGCTTCGACGCAATTGTAAAAGGTACAGAAGATTCCGTATGGGTTGGAAGATGCACTGGAGATGGTGTTAATGTCCGGAAAGGGCCGGGGACAAACTATGGTATCATTTCTGGACCATACCAGACTCTTAACAAAGGTAATCTTATGGATGTAATTAATAAAGAACCAGGATGGTACCAGGTTCTTATTGCTAAGAAGTACAGCGGTTTTATTGCAGAGCAGTATGTTCAGAGGGTGTAA